TAAGGGCAGGCTCTGTCCCCGGCCGCTGAATCCAGTCAATCGGCGGGTCTTCCGTAATTCGCTGGGCATAAAGCGTATCCGACCCCACCGAAACTGCAGAAGTAGCGGGCGTCAACGCGGCGCTCACATAGGAGTTCGTGCGGCTCAACGCCACCTGCTGTTGCGACGCCACGGCGTTTGTAAACCAGGGCATTTGCGATACCGGCGACAGGCGTGTCAAACCTTTCGCAGCGTCATTCAGAGCGGAATCTCGAGCCTGGTTGCCGATTAATGCCGTAACCCGGTGGCGTTCGCGAGACCGCAGGAAGCGAGCACGCGTGCCTGATAAAAGACCAAGGCGATCTGCCACCGGATCCCCCTCAAGGGTCGCGAATTGCCTTGCCCGATGTCTGGTTAGCACAGGCGCCATTGGATACGCAGGAAACTGCAAGACTTGCCCCAGCGCCAGGAACCAGGCGATCCGCCTTGCGCTGCGCGTAAACCTTGGGCGATCGTCCTGCGACTCGTCCCGATGGGCATCGATCGAAGACATGAAATTCAGCCGGGCTGTTTAGCGCTGGACGGACCATCCGAAAGCCGACCAGTCGAAGGAGTGTCCATCAAGTGTACCTAATGCGATCACGTAAGCCGTCCGGTCGACGGCACTAAGCGAAAAAGCAACGTCAAACGGCACCCCGTTCCGAACGAGGTATAAACAGTCGATCAGGACTGGGTGCCGCGCAAGTTTCCCACCTGTTCCTTTGCGTCGGGAACGTTCATATCTTCATTGAGCAATGTGGTAATCGCCGCGAGACCGTCGTCCCCAAGCCGATCAATGAGGCTCTCGATCTGGGGTTCCGTCGCCGGCGGAGGAACGGGGACGCCGTCGATTTCCAATACGGAAAACGCCAGGCCGGCCATGGACAGCCAGGGACCGTTTTGGGATAGAACCGGACCTGCCGCCTTGAACAGCCGCAGCGTGTCCAAGGCTGTCAGGCGCCGCAACGACAGCTTCCTACCCCGTTTGTCGACGGCCGACAAAGTCTCAAGGGAGGCTTGGACAATCGTCTTTGAGGGGGTCATCAGATGCGTTTCTTTCGCGTCGCGAAGAATTCGAGTTTCTGCTTGACGCTTGCATCGCCTTTCCAGACGCCGGCGCTGGCGAGTTTGAACACTACGCCGTCAAACTGGTAGGTCGATACCGAACCGTCCGTCTCCGTCACGTATTGATAGATCGTCCCGGGTTGATTCCCGGCTCCGTTGTAGAAGCCCTGTTCGATAGCCGAAATGAAATCGTCAAGAGCGGAGGTGCCCCTCTCGACCTCGAAGCTACCCTCCCAGCCTTTCGGCAATTCGGCGCCAAGCTGGCGTCCGTCGAGCCGGTTCACCCGTATCGGCGCGGTCAACTGCCGGCTTTCGAAGCCCGTCACGTGGCTGATATCGACACGCCCGTTTGGTCCCATAACGACCAGTTGGGTGTCGCGGCCGATTGAAAAAGTTGTCAGACCCACTGCATAAGCTCCTAGCTAACCTGACCCGAAGGCAGAGTCTGGCGAGCCACCTGAACGGTCTGTCCGCCTTCGACGTTGACGATGAACCGCTCGTTGATCGCCTGATACTGGATCTGAGCGTCGGACTGGACATATCCCAGACCAGTTCGCGAGGATGGATTGTTGGATGTGTCGCAAATGACGCTGAACGGAACCGAGCCGTCCGTACTGCCGAGCAAGCCCTGCGACAGCATATTGTTCAGAAACGACAACTGGGTCGAGCGGATCTGCGTGAACAGGTTGCTGTTGATGACCTGGCCAACGTATTGACCCATTCCGGCGGCAAGCGTCTCGGCGATATAGTTTGTCAGCCGGGCGTAGTCGTCGCCGTCGATTGCGGGATTCGACGATGTATTGTGTCCGCCGCGAACGCCCCAGTAGGTTCCCCCCGGCTGCGGGTTGCAGATAACATCGATACCTGCCCCCAGCAACACACCGAGATCGGCGGATGAATAAGCCGAGTTCTGCCCGGAGCCAGGCATGCCGGAGCTTTGGCTGCTGATGATGCCGTAGATCGGCTTGTTCAGGCTGGACTGCTCGGGTGACAGGTTGGCCAGACGGCCTGCCGCGAAGCCCTGGGGCGACACCAGCCGGACGGTCAAATTCACTTGGTCTGACCACCACAGCCAGTCGCCGAACAAAAGTTTGGCGGAATAGCTGTCCAGTCCGGCTTCGGCTTTTGTGGCGACCGCGTTTGTGATCGTGTCGCCCGCGGGCGTGGTGAGGATCATATAAATCCCCTCCTGCAATCCGAAACCCGCCTGGGTGCTCCATGTGGTTGGGTCGTCGCAGTCGGCCAACAGGGCAAGCCCGCAGCCCTGTCCCCGCAGGGCATACATCCCTGTACGGGTGGAAAGGTCGGCGCCTATGAGCCGGGCGCTGCCCACGCCCGTTGCGCCATCCGCACCGGGGCTTGCTGAACCAAGCGTGAGGGAAAATGCTGCCGGCGATGCGGTTGTGCCGCCCGCACTGGCGACGATAAGCAGGGAGGGCCCACGTTGCGGCCCCTGACCGGTGTTGACCGCCGCCGCGAGGCCGGTCCAAAAAGCAGCGCCGTTGCCGGTCAGCCCGTTATAGATCTCCGGCTCAAAACCCGGCAGTAATACCGACAATTGCCAGGTATTCGGCTGAGCGCCGGCCCCCAGCGTGATCGTGATGTTGTTGCCCAGGGAACCCGTGTAGATCGCGGTGAAGCTGGCGTTGCAACCGGGCACCACGGAATGAGCTGCCGTGTCGGTGCCATCGGTCACGCGGACGCACCGGAAGTTCTGGGCGCCTTGCTGAATCGCGGTCGCCACCTGCGTGCCCATATCGAACTTCCTGGGCATGAGCGGACCGAATGACTTGGCATAATCGGCCATCGTCGCCACAATGGCGGGTTGATCGACAGGTCCCCACGACGCAGTACCTACAACGCCCACGATGTTCGTTGGGACTCCGTTCAAAACCAGGTTTTGAGGGGGTACAATTTGGACGTAAAGATCCGGAACGATGAGCGATGTCGTATTGACGGCGCCTTGTTGGCTGATCGGCACGGCCTTAACCTTTCAACGCAACGGGTGAGCCAACCCGCGCCACTGATTTCTTATAGTCGGATGCGAGGATTTGGCTAACCTTCGCGGTATCGGCGATTACATCGCCCCGGACAAAACCAAGAAAAGGCTTTGTCACAACAAGATGGATAGTCATGGAGGTACCTAACCGTATGTTATGTTGCCATTGATCGAGGCCGCGCCGAAGATCATGGAAGGCTGCGTCAAGACTGTCACCGTTGGATACTCGGCAGCGTAAACCAGGTCCCGCCTGTAGAGCAGGGCATTCTGGGCCTGGTCATGGCTGGCGGTGTTTTTGTAAGTAATCCGCGCGTTCGTGCTGTCCGCCAGGGCAAGGAAGCTCACCTGATTCATTGCGGCATCTATGGCCGCTGCCACCGTATCCCGAACTGAGGGGCTCGGGCACCAACATGCAACCCGAACGTCTTTTTCTTGCCGTCGGCTCTCGAAAGAGCTTGGACAATCAGCAACGGCCCGCGCGACGACAGTACCGGCACCCGGTATCGTTATCGTTGCCCCCTGAACGGACACGATCCGGTCGGCTTGAATCAAAGCAGCCAGGTTGGACGCGATAAGTTCGGCACTGTCGCCGCTTTGGATGCGATACACAAACGGGACCCCATCGACCAAAGCACCAACCACATCCCCTATGGCTGGCGCGCCACCTATCGTGACGTTCGATCCCGTTCCGGTCGCGGTGGTTCCCGGCCGAACCGGCGTATAATGCCACTTCGGGAGATACCGGGTCGTCGTATGCCCCGCGTCGTTGTCTGTCGTAATTGTCACATTGACGACACCGGCGCTGAGATCCGAATTCAACGTCGCCGCGTTTGGCCACCCACGGTAGACCCGGCATAGGACGCCCACGACACTCGATTGAGACGATCCCTCGGGGTACAGGCTGCTCGTAACGCTTTCCGCTATGGCCTCCTCGACGTCGGAAATATCTGCCATCAGGTTGTTGCCATCTTAGCGATGATACGCCAGCCGAGATTGGTGAGTTCCGAGCCTGCGATGACCGCGGTTCGACCAATGTCATCCGTGATCATGTCGCCTGGCAGGAGCAGCACGCCGGCTGGAGCGGGGACAAGGACGTTCCAGTATGGAATGGCCTGGTCGGTCGGAAGATTTACGGCTGTCGTAGAGAACCTGTCTTCGCCCAGCACGCTCGCGGGCCAAAGACCCATTAGCACGGACGAACTATTGGCGGTAAAGCCACCGTAAGGATTAGTCCCCGTTGCGGTTTGCACAGTCGGCCGTGCAACCGAAATCGTCCGATTGGTCATCACACACAGCACCGGTAGCAGTGGTTCTTGCGAAGCTATGAAGAATGTGGAGCTTCCCAAGACCAGATAATCTCCCGCCTTTGTGTAGCTGGCATCGAAGACCCCGTGCCAGAACGCCTGCCCATAGGTGTTCGTTGTGTCCAGGGTTCCCTTTGCGGGAACGAAAGCCGCGGGCAGCCGCAAGAAGCGATTCTCTTTCTTGAGCGGTTCAAAAGCGCCGGCGGGACGAAACGCATTCGCCGTTTGTCCGACGTGGCGCGCCGACAGTCCCAAGCCAAAATACAGGCGGTCCTGGAGCTTAAGGCTGTCCATTGCTTAAACGATCAAAGCAGGTGTGCTGCCACCGGAAAGCGCCGGTCCGGTTGGAACGCCGAGAAAGCCGCACAGGCGGCGGCGCCATTCATCGAGCAGGCGCGTCCTGTCGGCCACTTCGGCCTTGTTCCGCGTCCACATGGCCGCCTGATCCGTGTCGAGATTGGCCCCAGCCGCGGGAACCGCCAGTTCGAGAGCCAGCAAGGCTCCAAGATATCGCCGCGCCACGGCCGTCTCGAACGGCGATAGGTTGGTCATGCGAAATTCCAGCCTTCCGTAGACCTGAAAGAACCGCCACGCTTCCATCCCCGACGGGGCCGCGCCGTAGGCCGGATATCCGCAAAATCGGCGGATATCCACCTTTTCGGCATCCGACAGCGGGTTCACAGGATGGATCCGTCACCGCGGCTGAACAGGATTGTGCCGGATCCTGAAGACGTAATCGCAGCGGCGTTGGCGATCAGGCTGTTGACGGACAGTATCACCCTGCTGTTCGCCAAAACCGGCATGTCGCTGGCGTTTGCCACGACTGTAGAGTCCGAGCCGAACCTGATGTAGGCCAGGACCGTCGATGCGTTGGTGACCACAACCGTGTCGCCGCCGCCCGTTAGGGCGACGTTCGACGAAACGCTGCTCGCTGCTAAGCTCACAGTGCCAGTTGGGCGGAATGGGCTGATCGAGCCGATCGGCATGGCGGAAGAGCCTCCGTATCGTTGTTAGCCGATGTGTTCGATGATGACGGCGCGCTTGTACGCGGCGTTTGTCGCTGTCGGCACGGTGGTGGAATTGGTCGTGGTATCGGACGGCGCGCAGAAGCCGCCGATCCAATACCAGGACTGAGCGATGATCTGCTGTAGGCGATCGATCGCCTCGCGCGTGACCATGGCAATTCCGTCGACTATGGTTACGATCGAATCGGCCGGCGCGACGTCGCTGGTCGCAATGCCGGCGAAGTCACCCTCGATCAAGGCGCCCTGGCCGCAGATGACCGGCCGGCGGACCATCAGCCCGGCAAGCGACGGATGCGGCTGAACAAAGGCTTCGGTCGTCGGAATGAAACGCAGGCCAAGGAAGTCGTTCGTCATGCCGTTCTTGAAGACCTGATTGGCCGACGTCGCACCCTGAAAGAGCTGCTTGAAGTCGGGGTCAGCAAAAAGCTGGCGGGAGGAGACCGGATCGAGATAGCAGTTATAGGCGCCGTTGATTTCGGGCACCGCGTTGAGCCGCAATTTGGCGACCGAATCCAGAAGGTTCGCCATCGAGAGCGTATCGGACGCGAGAATCTGCGACGTGTTGCCGCGCTGCGACGGACGGATGATCGACGAACCGGTTGAGGCGATGACGGTGTTTCCAACCGTGCCGTCGGCGACCGTGACGTTGCCGGAAAAAGTCAGCGTCCCGGAAACTCCATTTGGAGCGGTGGAAACGTTGGAGGCATCGGCGGTGACGCCGATGAGGGTGTAAATGTTGGAGCCGACAGTCACCGTCATCGTGTTGGTGCCACTAACGGCCTGCTGCACACCGTTAACGAATCCGAACTGGAAGCCACGGATATCGTCGACGGAAATCGTGGCTGCCGGCGCCGGAAGCGTGACGCGAACACGCGTATTGCCACCCATATATGCATTGAACAGCGCGTTCCTGCCCAGTTCATCGAGGCTACGGGCTGCCTGTTCACCGTTCGTATAGGCATTCTGCAGGAACTGCGAGGCAATGCCGACCCGCTGTGTCACAACGTTCAGATCGGTCGTCGCCGCGTAGAGGTTCATCGAGAGCGTGAATTGCTCGACGCCCCAGGTAGTCGGCGTCAGGCCGTTATCGAAGTTGGTGTTCGTGGATGGAACCAGGGGCGTCGTGACGCTCGGCTTCAGGCCAGCGCGGGTCTTGGTCAGCGTTTCACCGATACCCACCGCAATGCTGATGCGATCGGCGCAGGCCCGATAGCCGAGCTTCGACCGCAGCGCCTGCTGAAACTCGCGCTCCAGAAAACCTTGCTGGATGATCGGCTGCAGCGAGGTCGGAAAGTTATTGATAGCCATCGATGGTCCTATGAATGTCGGGTGGCGTCGTCAGGTGTGACGGACGTTTAAAAACGATGTCTTGTCAGCACCGCGCGGGCGGCGGCATACTCTTCGTCGCTCATCTCGAGCGCGGTCTTCTGCCGGACCGGCTGCGATGCCGGGGCGACAGCGGCACTGGATGAAGACGTTGCTCCAAATAGCCAGGGTTTCTCCCGGCGAAGGCCGTCCATGATCTTGCGGCCATCGACGATTTTGTCATTCGCGTCGAGCGTGACAGAGGACAGATCGACTAGTTTCAGTCCGTCCAGGTCGATCATCCCTGCTCTGACGGCCTCGGTTCGCAAGTTGGCGGCAACAAGACGAGATTCGTATTCGGCTCGAAGCTTCTCGATTTGATCGTCAGCCGGCTGGGTATGCTGGTGATCTTCAGCACTCGGGTCTTCGTTGTTCAGTGGTTCATCCATTTCCAACTCGCGGTTTCACTTAAACGTCCTCGGCATCCGGGTCCTCGGGGAAGTGCTCTATGTCGTAATAAGCAGCGATTGCGCGCACCGCGATTTCGCGGCTGATACATCCGGCCGTTACCAGGGACGTCAGCGACTGAACATCCTTCTGACGATCTTCGGCAGTCGTTGGATACCAACGCGGCCATTTGAGGCTGAGCGAAGCGGCCGGGTCCAGCGGACCGACCTCCTGCCCCAGCACAACAAGGGAGTACGCCTGCGAAGCCCGGACAATCATCCTGGCAAGTTGTAACAGGCCGGCCTCGCCATAACTGGTTCGCATGTTGTCGGCCAACCAGATCAAACCCTGATTAAGCAGCTCCAGCGCGCGCCCTGACTGCGCGGAGGTTATCCGCTCGGGGCTGGCCCGGTTCCCGTGGATGCTTTCCAGCGCCAATTCGCGCAGTGTACGGACATACTCTATGACCGCGCCAGATGCAGTGCCGCCGATCTCGAGAAGCCGCGCGTCGCCCTTTTCGGAAACGACCAGGGCGTTACCCGCCCCTTTGACCATGTCGCCATCGGAAAAGGCTGGATCTTTCAGCAGAAGCGTCGGATCGCTGCTATACTTCAGTCCCCGGCCGACCTGGCTGAGCTGATAATCGATCTCGACCTGGGTGTGCATCGCGGCCGCAAATGTGCAGACACCATCACAAGGATCTCCCGTCCCGGAGAGACCCGGCAGGTTCTTGATCCAGATGATCGGCACGGCGCCGAGCTTGTGCGAAACGGTTCGGGCAGTGTCCACGATGGCGGGTGATGGTATTCCGACGGGCACCGGTTCGAACCACGTTTCGCTGCTTGCATCCCAGCTTCGCGCGAACCAGTATTGCGCACCCGGATCGTCGATATCGTATCCGTTGGCGATCAGGTTGGCACCGGAAACCTTATATCGTTCATCGACACGGGCAAGCGTATCGGGAGCCTGCGGGTCCCACGTTGGCGTCAAATACATCGTGTCAAGAACATCGACAAAGATCCGCCCCTGCAGCACCCGCAACAGCAGCGCCACCGACCCGACCGCGCCTTTCATAGCCGCCTCGGTCATCGTGAAATTCAGCCGGGTTTCCTTTACGATCCCGGAAAAGGCGTCGCGAATCTGGGGGTCGCTGCTGTCGATCGCCGGGAAATGCCCCTCGCTGAACAGCAACGAAACGCTGTCCTCGACTACGATCCGGCACAGCGGATACCTAACGCTTGGACGACGCTGACGGAGCGGGATGTATTCGCCGCCCGGCCCACGCTCCTCATGAAAGTGATAAGGGAGCACGTCGTAAATCGTGCCGTCCAGCATCCGGTTGAGGATATCGAGCCGGCGGACGCGATCCGGGTAGTCCGGATCGCGGGGAACTAGGTCGCAAAGAGTATCAAACACCTATTTTCCAATACTTGCTTCGCGTTACATTCAGCGATTGAAGATAGAAATGGCCAAGGGGCCCACTGCCCGCGGCCGATCGGCCAATGTCGTAAAGGCCCTGACCAGGGCGTCAACCTGATCGTCTTTATGGCCGTACGGAAAATCACGCATCTCATCGATGAAGGCAGGGTTCCACTCTCCCCTCGCGATCGAGACATTGCCTGCCTCCACCTGGGAGGCGAGGGGCATGGCCCGGGTGGCCTTTGAACCGGTTTCTCGTGCCGAGATCACGTGGAAACCGGCAAGTTGCCGCGTCAGGTAGGCCATTTGACTTTTGCCGGCCTGACCGGGATCCTCCGGAATCGCCACGATTACCTTGGTTCCGTCCTTATGAGCACTGCTGACAACCAGTTCCTCGACCTGATGCGGCGTGCCGCGAATGCGAACAACATCAAGCACAACGTAACGGCCATCCGAGCGTCGCAGCAGTTTGACGCCGACCGTCCAGTCCGGGTCGTTCTGGCCCGTTGTTTCGGTGGCGGCCAAATCCCAGGCTCGCACGGCAACTTCAGATGCGCCCGGCTCAGGCGGCTGCACGACCGGAATGCGACCGACGGAAAATAGCTGCCCGGCCGCGGGAAGCGGAGTCTGCTGAAACAAGGCCGCCCACGCCCGTTCTCCCATCAACTGCCGCTTCCGGATTAGGGCATCGTAGTCCTCCCATTCCGGCCAAAGCGGTGCTCCGATGGCTCGCCCGAGCGGGTCGCCCGGTTCGGCGAGAGCGGGTAAGCGGACGACCCGCCATTCCGATTTAGCGTGGGCAAGCAGTTGGCCACCCAAATCGTCCGGATGCCATCGGGTCATAATCAGAACGATCTTGCCCCCCGGCTTGAGTCGGGTTGTGAGATCCGACTTGAACCACTCCCATACATGATTTCGGTGCCGCGGACTTTCCGCGTCAGCCTGAGAGGCGATCGGGTCGTCTATGATCACCAGATCGGCACGCCGCCCCGCAATGGCTCCGCGGACGCCGATCGCGAGGTATTCGCCGCCGGTAGTAGTTGTCCACTTGTCGGCCGACCGCTCTTCTCGCGTGACGCTGAAACCGAGATAGTTTTGCTTTTCCAGGATCAGGCTTCTGACACGACGACTGAAATGCTTGGCTAACGATGCTGAGTGACTGGCGGTGATTATTGACGAACGCGGGTTTTGGGTGAACCACCAGGCCGGGAAAATGACAGACGCGTAGGTGGATTTGGCGGACCCCGGCGGCATCAGGACCATCAACCTGTCGTATACTCCGCTGCAAAGACGTTCGAGTTCGGACAGCAAATACAGTTGATGAGCGGCCGGACGGTATCCTGTTGTCTCAAGCGCTTCTTCAGACCAGGCTCGAAGAGATCCTCGGAGCCTGCTTCTTACATAAAGTTGTCGTTCGATAGCAGCACTGTAATCTGAAATGAAATTCCCTGGCGATCACGGCCAACCGCCCGGGTGGCGGCAGTCTCAGAGTAGCGCGTTCAGCGCGTGTCTCCGATCATGCCAAAGACTATAGGATATTTTGGGGCGTTTGGTCAAGCCTTTTTTTCCTATGAAGTTCGGGTAGCCGGCTTTGGCGAACTCTCCCCGTCCGACAGCCCAGTGCAATCCTCCTAATCAGCCGCCTGCGATAACTCTTGTCATCATAGGTGACCCGGTCCTAGGCAGGCGGGATGAATCGCCCACCAGCCCAGACCCGGGAATTTCGCTTCGAGACCTCGGCAATCGACGGTGCGGCTCGCACGGGCGTCCTGAACACCGCGCACGGACCGGTGGAGACACCCGCGTTTATGGCTGTCGGGACTGCCGGGACCGTCAAGGCGATGACTGCCGATGCCGTCAGAGCCACCGGAACGCAGTGCGTCCTCGGCAATACCTATCATCTTATGCTCCGCCCCGGGGCTGATCGCATCGCCGCTCTGGGTGGCCTGCACCGGTTCATCGACTGGCGGGGGCCCATCCTGACCGATTCCGGCGGCTTTCAGGTCATGTCATTGGCCGGTCTGCGTAAGATCGACCCTGACGGGGTGACCTTCCAATCTCATATCGACGGCAGCCGCCACCGGCTGACACCCGCTATCTGCATGGATCTGCAGTGGAAATTCGATTCGACGATCACCATGGCGCTTGATGAATGCACTGCCTTTCCGGCCACACACGAGGTGGCGGAGGCATCGATGGAAATGTCCATGTGTTGGGCGGCATTGTGCAAGGGGGCGTTCCGGCAGCGGTCGGGCTATGGCCTGTTTGGCATTGTCCAGGGCAGCATCTATCCGGATCTCCGTTTGCGGTCTGTCAACGCATTGAAAGACATCGGTTTTGATGGCTACGCTGTTGGAGGTCTGGCAGTCGGCGAGGGGCAATCGGCCATGCTATCGACACTTGATATGACCGTGCCTGAACTCCCGGCTGATGCGCCTCGCTATTTGATGGGTGTCGGCACGCCTGATGACATTCTGGCCGCTGTCCAGCGTGGCATCGACATGTTTGACTGCGTCATTCCCACAAGGGCCGGACGGACGGCAAGAGCTTACACTGCGTCGGGCATACGCAACTTGAGGAATGCGCGCTACGCCGATGATTCCACTCCGCTCGATCCCGCCTGCGAGTGCCCGGCATGCTTCAGGCACAGCCGAGCGTATCTGCATCACCTCTTCAGATGTCAGGAAATGCTCGGTCCCATTCTCCTCACGTGGCACAACATCAGCTATTATCAGTCCCTGATGGGTGGAATTCGCAGCGCGATTCGGGCTGGCCAGTTTGCCGCCTTCGTAGCCAGGGCACGTGCTGCATGGGAACCCGCGGATACATCTGCATGACCGAACCAGCCTACGATCATCTGACGCAGCTCGGCCATGCGGCGTCGCAGCCCGTTAGCCCCGACGATGCCAGGCTGGAGCGCGTTTCGAACCCCGCGCCGGGCAAGCAGTATATCGTGCGGCTGACGTGTCCGGAGTTCACGTCGCTCTGTCCGCTGACAGGACAACCGGATTTCGCTCACATCATGATAGACTATATTCCTAAAGACTGGATCGTCGAAAGCAAATCCTTCAAGCTGCTGATGGCGTCCTACCGGAACCACGGGGCCTTCCACGAGGCCTGCACCATGGAAATTGCCGGCAAACTTGTAGCATTACTGGATCCTGTGTGGCTACGTATCGGCGCTTATTGGTATCCCAGAGGGGGTATCCCGATCGACGTCTTCTGGCAGACATCCAATGCACCGCTGGATGTTTGGGTGCCGGCGCAGGAGGTTCCCTCCTATCGCGGGCGGGGGTGAGCGTATCCGGCAAACCAGCCTCGGCACAGAAAATCGAGGCCGATCCTCGGATCGCTATACGTGATCATGCCCTGCGGATCGGCTTTGATGCAATCGGTTTTTGCAAGGCTACGCTGGGACCCGAAGCGCGGGAGCGGCTGGAAAGCTTTCTTCGGGCTGGTTATCACGGCGATATGGGATGGCTTGCTGACAAACTCGAACAGAGAAGTCATCCGCGGTCGCTATGGCCTGAGGCCCGCAGTATTATAGTCCTTGGACTATCCTACGTCCCGGCAGACGACCCGCTTGCCGTTACACAACAGAAAGATAGAGGGGCAGTATCAGTTTACGCCCGAAACCGGGATTATCACGATATTATCAAGGGGCGCCTCAAACATCTGGCGCAGTTCATGGCGTCGCGCTTCGCCTGCCAGGTCAAAGTCTTTGTCGATACCGCCCCGGTCATGGAAAAGCCGTTGGCCCAGCAAAGCGGGATTGGCTGGCAGGGAAAGCACACTAGTCTCGTTTCACGTGTCTATGGGTCGTGGCTGCTGCTCGGCGAGATCTACACGGACCTGGAACTACAGGACGACGAAGCCGTGTCCGATCATTGCGGCTCATGTTCGCGATGCCTCGATGTGTGCCCCACCAAGGCTTTTCCTGCGCCGTATCGGCTCGACGCCACCCGTTGCATCTCCTATTTGACGATCGAGCACCACGGCGCGATCCCGCTGGAACTACGTCCGATGATGGGCAACCACGTTTATGGATGCGATGATTGTTTGGCGGTTTGTCCGTGGAATAAGTTTGCCCATCCGACTCGTCATGAAAAGTTGGCCGGACGGAGTGACCTTTTGGCACCCGAACTTGCGGAGCTGGGGCGCCTTGACGATCAGGCTTTCCGGACGAAATTCGCCGGCTCGCCGATCAAGCGCATCGGACGGAACCGCTTCGTCCGGAACGTGCTGACAGCCATCGGCA